CATGGTGTCCTGCTTATGCCGTCGCCGTTGCATTGTGGGCAGCGTTGCGTGTGGTCTAGGTCTAGGCGCTCATAGCCGTTGCCGTCACATGTTTTGCACAGGGGTGGGGTGGGGTCGTAACTATGTTTCTTTCTTTTTTCACTTTTGTAGTTAGTACTTTGTAAGACGTTCAGTTTTCCGGCGTCGGGAAATCGGTCTATGGGCGGGCAGTTGTCCACAGGTAATTCACATGGGTGATCGAATAGAAGGTGGTGCCAGCCGAACCGGCCTGTGTCTGGGTCTTTGGTTCTGCGCCTGTGCAAGTAGTTGGCTGTTTCAAGTTCCTTCAGTGCTGTGCGTATTGATTCACGGCCATCATGCACGGCGAGGCGTGCCAGGGCGCCTGAACTGATGCGCCAATCATCTGGCTGGCTAAGTAGGTAGGCCAATAGGCCACGGGCTTTGAATGACAGGGCATGGTTTTGCAGGGCGTCGTTTGGTATGACAGCGAACCTGTCAGGCCGTCGGGTTCTAATGATCATTAGTCGTTTTCCTGTTTCTGTGTTTGTTTGTAGTGACAGCGGGCACACAACATGCGTGGCTGCAAGGGTTTTTGCCAGCGGCCACATTGTTTGCACACATAGCGTTGAAGGCTCATTGTTCGCCTCTCAATTCCAAACGGCGTTTCAGTTCCCTGATATGCAGCTGCTGGCTGTCAATCAGTTTCTGCTGCTCACGCATTGCCTCAGTTTGCTGCAATATTCGATCAGTGGCCTGTTCTAGGGCGTCACCTAGTTCTTCAGCCATGCTGCCGATCACTTCAATGGCCTGTTTTCGTGACAATTTGTCACAGTGAACATTTTTCCAATCAATCATCGAGCACCTGCCCGCATTCTTTGCAGAACTTCAGTTTCAGAATGTCATTGCCGCTGTGAATGTGTTTTGCCCATGTTGGGAACACCAATTCTTCAACAGCCAATTTGTAACCTGGCGTTTCACGCAAACTTTCTTTCATCAAATCATCAACCAGGTCTTTGTGTTCACCAGGGTTCTTCAATGTTTCTGCAACTATGTGCAACGCTCGTTCGATTTCAGGTGTAATTTTTTCGCTCATTTTGTTTCTCTCAATCTGTCTTTCACTGTTTCGATATCGTCAGGCCGCCAAACGTGATATTCAACGCCTGCGGCCTTTAGGTACTCACCCCACAGGGTCTGATCGTTTGTGAGGCGGCCTCGTTCACTTTTCAATTCAGCGAATATGACGCCCCTATTTCTGTGGACTAGCACTAGGTCAGGGAATCCTGCGTCACCATAGAACGCTGTCAAATGTGTGCCCTGGGCTGTGTGAACTGTGCGTGGGTGAAATATGCGCCATCCTGTCCAACGTGCCAAATCAATCACAGCCTGTTGGAATGCGGCCTCACTGATCATTTGACATCTGGCATTTCTGTGAGGCTTTGAATGGCGTCTGAGGCTGCTTGTGCGTCACCTGTACAACGGGCGATGTCTTGCACGCTCATGGTGTTGCCTTTTCTGCTGTTCAATGATCGCAGAAATTCCATTTGTTTTTCTGTTGCTGGCCGTTTTGCCCGTGAGCCTGCGGGGGCACGTTCACTGGTTTGCTGTTTGGGTGGGGCGCCTGTGATGGGGTTGCGGCGCTCAACTTTTTGCATTTCTTCCCGTGACGCCCTTTTTGCAGGGTCGCTGCCCGCATGTCCAGCGTTCGCCAACGCACGGCCCACTGCGCTGGTTTCGCAATTTTCAACGTGGCTGGTGGCGTTCACGCCCCGTTCTGTGGCGTGTTCTTCAGCCCACCCTGTAGCAATAAGCACGTCATTTTCAAACAGTGACGCTTTGAATAGGCACCAGCCTTCTGAGCGTTCAACCAGTTCTGTGATCACCCTGGGCTGTATTTCTAGGCTTTTGCAGGCGTCCAGCCATTTGGCTAGGCGTTCACTTACGGGCTGGTAATTCGACAAATCAAACGCCATGATCAGGCCCTGCCTTCCATGTGGTCAATTTGGCGTTTCACGCCGCCAGGGGTGCGCTGTAACTGTGCAGCAATGTTGGCAACTGAATAGCCTTTGCCGTGCAGCTCTTTCAAGCGGGCACGTTCCTGCCGTGACCAACGCCTGCTTTGCTTCACAGCGTCTTTTTCAGGTGTTCGTGCCTGGTAATGGCCGAACAGTGTTTCAGGTGGCTCACACGGCGTTTCAGCGGGCTGTGAGACAGGCCGGAAGGTGTCAAGTAGAACAGCGATGCTGTCAGGGTCAGTGAGTTGTGCCAGCATGTGTGCCAGCGTTTTAGTGTCGGGTTTCAATTGTTTGCCTTTCTAGCAATGGTTACCTGATGAGTCCCAGGGCTGGCACCAGCGCCACCCCAGGTTTTCTGCTTCCTGTGCGACCATGAAAGCCACACGCAGATTCAGTTCGGGTTGATACAGGTGCGCCTGTTTCAAACCCAAAGAATTGACAAGATCTGCCCATGTTGACCAGTTGATTTGTGTCAAGCCGTAGTCAGCCCCGTTGGTCACGTCAGGCAGGCAGCGTGATTCTGCCCACACAATGCTGTTCAACAGTGTTGGGATACGTTCAACGGGCCAGCCAGCAGTTTCGGCGGCGTGCCACCATTCGACACAACGCACATCAGGCAGCGTGGTGGTGGTTGTGGTGGTGGTTGTGGTGCCTGTGGGCAGGGCAACGGTGGTTGAGGAATCGTTGTTTGCTGTGGTACTGGTTGGAGTTCCAGTGTCTGCCCACAGGCGTTCCAATTCTAGCCTGCCCTGCTCAGCCTGCGCTGTCATGGGCGCTTCAAGTTCTGCGGGGTCTGGCAGTTGTGACAGCACACCCAATGGCAATGCTGTGAGGGTCAGCCAAATGATGAAACGCATAGCGATCACCTTTCTGTTGTGTCGGGTGATCACAGTATGCCGATAATCGGCCTACTTGTCAAGCAACCCCATATGGCCTGCTGTCTGTTTTCCAACAATGCCGTCAACAGTCAGGCCGTTTGCCTTTTGGTATTGCTTTACCCTGCGATCAGTTGTCAGGCCAAAAATGCCGTCAACCATCAGGGGTTTTTTGCCCGAACTGTTCTTGAACCCTTCGTCATGCAACACCTGTTGCACCTGGCGCACGTTGTCACCCTCGTCACCTTTTCGGCATGTCACCCAACCTGTGCCTGTGTCGATTTTTGGCACATGGTTGCCCAACGGAAATGACACCATGACTGCATCAATCCAGTCAGTGCGATCACTGTGGTCTGAATCAAGTTCTAGGTGCAGCCAGTCCCCTGATCCGCCGCCCTTGATGACACCAGGCCGATATGTTTGCCAGGCGTCACGATCACAACGCCAGCCACGGCCAGCTGCGCCGCCATCACTGAACTCGTAGTCAGCCAAATATTCCAGGCCGATTTCGTCAGCGACTTCAACCAGCCAGTCACACACTTTGACCATTTCGGCACGGGTGCAGCCACGCCGCCCATGATAGGCACGCCTAGAAATGTCGGCGGCCCTACCCGTTGAATGAATTGACCAGCCTGACATTTTCTGGCTGTTCTCAGCGCCCCTTTTCTTGCGGCGCCCCAGGGTGCCGTTGTTCCACACCTGGCTGCCTGATGCTGATTGCATTGCGGCCACCAACCCTTCAAGGCCAGGGCGTTTTGCGTCAGCAAAGCCGTCAAATCCTGTGTACGGTCTCATTCTTTTCTCCCAATAATTGGCGATACCGGTTTGCCTTGTTTTGCTGCAATACCGTTTCCTACCGCATAACCCAGAATTGTGCCGATCATGCCGGTGCCTGCTTCGGTTGGGATTTGACCGACAGCCAACAGCACAGTCAAACAAATCAGGCCAACTAGGGCAATGAGTGCTTTTGAAGGGTTTTCAAGGTTCATTGTTTTGCTTTCTATTCTGTGAGGCCCCACATGCCAATGAGCAGCAGCACTAAGCCAACTGCAATGATGGTTGCGCTACGTATCATTCTGGCAGTCCGTCGGGTTTTTCGGTGCCAACCTGTGTGTCAATCCAGGCAAACCATTCTTCGGTAGTCATCACGGTGATTTCGTCGTCTACCTGTACCGAGACCGAGCCGTCAGGGTGTAGTTCTTCTAGTTCTTGTCGTGTCCATGTAGCCATCGTTATCACCCGTTGTTGTATCCGTAGACCCGAATCGTGCCGCCCGTGATCGTTCCGGTGCTCGGAATGACCGTGAAATATGAGTGACTCGTTGAGTTGTTTAGAAATCCGCTGTATGTGCCAGCACTCGCACCACTCGTTGCGTTGCTGTCAACATATGAAGAGAATATTTGTGTTTCAGTTGTTAGAAACGGTGCGCGTATGTCGGCTGAGAATTGCAACGGTGAACCCGCATAAGCGGCCGCCAAATAACTAAATTTGCCTGCGGCGTTGTCACCTGAGCCGGAGAATGCGCCTGCATAAGTTGTTGCTGTCCGAGCCCCAAAATACCCGCCGGTTGATGAGCCGATTGTCATTCCAATGTAGGGCGACGAACTTACAGTGTTAATTTGCGTAATAACACGGTAATGGTCAAACGTTGCTGAAAACGCATCGCTGACGGTCACCGATGAAACACCGCTACCGATAGATACAGATTTGATAAACACCAACCCTGACGACTGGTTTAAGTCTGCTGCTGTGAGCACATCGCCTGACGAATAAGGGAAAGCCATAGTGTTATCCTAATCTGTTGTAATCCAGGGTGCCCAACATGTCGCTGTCAAGCACCAACGATTGATAATCGATAGCGGGCAACAGTTCCAATTCAAGTGTCACGTCACTGGGGGTTCCCCTCAATCGGCGGCGGGTGATCACAGTGACATCAGTGATCTGGCTGGCGGCGCCTGTCGGTGTGTATTTCACGGAACATGGCGCCCATATCCCATAGCGGATGTCACACAGGTAGCCGAATTCTGCTTCGGCGTTTGCTGTGGTGTTTTGTGACTGTTTTGTGCTGGCTGTGCGGGCTGTGTAACGGTATTCGCTGAACCTTTTTGTGAGCGCCTGGGCGTAAGGTTCCAAATTGATAACCTTTGGTGTGGGCAGGCCGCCTGTGGTGCCTCGTGTGCGGGCCTGCATGTGGTTCGGCCAGTTGGCGCCACGTTCCCCATATTTTTCGGCGCTGCTGTCATTGCGTGATTCATATTTGGCGCCTAAAACCTCAATGCCAGCCTGCACTGTGATGTTGACTGAATTGGTGATTTCTCCCAGGTTGTGGCCTGTTTGCAACGTGTCCAACACGGCTTCACCTGCTGCGCCTGTCAGCGTTTCAGTCAACGTGTGTTCAATGCGTGTGGCGTCTGTGGTGTCAGCGCTCAACCCTTCACCCACACAATAGGAACGCCAATAGACCACGCCGCCGCTGGTGCGATATGTGCCAGGCCAAATCACGCCTGCTGTGGCTGGCAGCATCCCGTTGGCGATACGTTCCCCGACACGGCCTTCAGCGTTGTGGCGGGCGTAGTTGACTGTTGCTTCCATCAATGACACATCAATGACTTCAGCCTCAGACGACGTTTGGTTCAGTTTCGGCAATTTAATCCCGTTGACTGATTTGAATAAGGCACCCAAATTGATCAGATTTTGGATCGTTTCAGGAATAGATATAAATCCTGAGCCTGAAGCAGTCACAAACGCTGTTTCATTCAGGCCACGCCCAACAATGGCGTAGGGGTCATCACACACAAAATCAATGAATGATGTCACGCCGTCATCAGTGACAATGAAATCAGCCGCAAACCCTTCAAACACTTCGTGATAGTCAGTGGTTGTGTTCATCGCCAGTTTGAAAACGCTGCTAGCCCAGTCAACGCCCGCATAGGTTCCTGACCCGTTCGGGGTCAGTGCGCCATCAAAGTTGCTGAGCCTGAAGATTGCTTCACCTGTGCCCAGGCGGGCAGGGTGCGCCATCTGTTTGACATCGAACCCCTGCAACCTGTCTGTGAAGTTGTAGGTGCTGGCGGCGTCAGGGTCAAAAACTGTGAGCGCCCAGGTGATGCTCACAACACGCCTGCCCCTGCCACTTCGTATGTTGAAGGGCCACGCCGTGTGTTTTGTTCACTTTGGCTGTCTTGCAGTTCTGTGGGGCTGACACCTGGCGGCAGATAATTGTTGATGATGGTGACGCCAGCTGCTCCGAATTCTGCGCCTGCCAACGCATTCTCAAACCCCACACTGTTCACCCGCATATCGTTAAAAGAAGGCATGGTGAAACCAGTGACATCAAAGTTGACTGGAATTTCAAGGCCACCCAAATCAACCAGGTTGCCCATCACTTCAGCCACATAATCAAGATTGCCCTGGTCAATGTTTATGATCAGCGCCTCATAGAACGCGTCTGACAGATCTTCACGCTCATTGCGTAGTTTCCTGACAGCCTCATACGCCTGTTGCTGTGCTTCAAGGAAGGCAGGTGATTCCTGTGCAGCGTTGCCAAACTGTTTCTCAATTTCTTTGATTTCTTCAATGAATTCGTCAGTGGCTTTTTGCTGGTCTAGGGCGTCAAAAAATTTGTCAAGGCGTGTGGTGGCTGTCTCAATACCTTCATTCAGTTTGTCTGTTTCAACATTGACACGGCCCAACGTGGTTTGCATCTCGTCGCCGCTGCCAGCGATGTCCAGCAAACCTTTGTCGAATTGCAAAAATGTTTGTGCTGCTTTGTCTGATGCTGTTTCAGCCCGCACCATTGCTTCAGCGAGGCCGTCAACCTGTTCGGCTGCTGTTTCGGCCTCATTGCCCAGGCGTGGAATCTCAGGAATGTCAATGCCAGGTATTTTGTTGATTGCTGAAATGATCAGGTTGAGGGCGTCAATCCATAGATTCAAATAGAATTTGATTGCGTCCCACACTTTGCTAAATATGAATTTGAGGGCGTCAACTGCTTTGCCCAGAATGTCAAATTTGGCTTGCAGCACGACGATTACAGCAATGATGGCGATGATGACGCCTACGCCTGTGGCAACCCACATGGCGCTGAAACTGGCTGTGGTTGAATCTGCTGTGCGTCCCATAGCGATGTTGAGCGCTGATGTGATGCCTTGAATGGTGTTAAATACGCCCAGAGCAATGTTGGCGGCCACGATTGCTGCGGCGAACGTGCCCACCACAGCGCCGATGGTCAAAAACAGTTCAGTGTTTTCTGAAATCCATGTTGCCATGCGTTCCAAATAGGGCAACAGTTTTTCAAGTATCGGCAGCAACGCTTTGCCGATTGATTCCTTCGTATTGTCCAACTGAATTTTCATCAGTTTGAACTTGCCTTCAACTGTCTCAGTCGATTCAGCAGCTGCGCCACCAAACGTGTCAGCCAGTTGTGCCATCACTTCATCAGCGCTGGCGCCGCTGGCGATCATGTCCGTCAAAGATTTGTCTAATTCTTTGAGTGGGCCAACTTCGCCCTGTATGCCTTCCTGCAACGCCTGGGTGACGCCCTCAAGGTCTTTGCCGGTGGCTGCTGCAACGTCAAGGGCCAGGGTCATCAAGTCTTGTGCCTCAGTCACGTCACCTGTGGCCCTCACCAAATTGGCAAACGCTGGGCGTAGTTCGCTGTCAGATACTGCGGCGGCCAGTTCTGTTTGTGCAATGTATTGTTCGACAGCGGCGATCTGTTTGTCAGTGGCGCCAGTAGTGGCCTCAAGTTGGCGGGCTAGTTCTGCCTGTTGTGCAGCATCTTCAGCGGCAGCCTTCACAGATACGCCTGCGGCGGCAGCCAACCCACCCAGGGCAGCAGTGGCAGGCAAAAACGCTTTTTGTAAGCCATAGCCTATTTTTTGGCCTGTGGTTTCAAGTTTTTTGAATTCTTTGATTGCCCTGTCAAGGCCCCGTGATTCAAATTCTGTGACTAATGGAATGCGTGCCATGTCATGCTGCCCTGTCTAATGCTTTCTCAAGTTCCTGTGACCATTTGTCAATGACCCGCTGCACTTCACGATTGAGATAACCCAAATTCTGTTCAACAGCGGGCCACATGTAACGGCCTTTCTGTGTCGGGTCACCATATTTGTCATTCAGGTTTTGCAGGAATGCGCCGCTGCGCCCTGTGGCGCCTGCACTGTGGCGGCCAGCGTTGTCAAAAATGGCGCCCGCTGGGTCTTTCTGAAACAGTGACAGCAAATTGATTTGGTTGCGTTCACCTGTTGCCCTCACGTCAGTTTGTGCAACGATGCCTGTGCGTGCTTTGCGTGTCCAGGAACGATCACGGCCCCGTTCAGTCCAGGCACCCCAGTTTCGTAGCGCTGTGGGCTGGGGCACCAACGCCCGTGCTGTTTGCACAATTGGTGCAGCAGCGCCACGCATTTCACGGGGCAAAATGCGGGCCAGTTCGGGTTCGACTTTGCGTAGATAGCGCACCATCACGGCAATGCCGTCGGTGTCTATTTCAACGCCTACCCCGTCGGCCATTTTTCTGCTGTTCCTTTGCTACGTCACCAACTGTGTGAAGATCTTTTGTGTCAAATTCTATGTGAGGCGGCCACCAGCCGACAGCCAACAGCAGTTCTGCTAACTGTCGGCGGTAGGTGCCTCGTGGGTAGGGTTTGAGTCCTCTTCCCCTACCACTTCAATTTTCACAATTTTTCTGATGAAATCGTCAAACACGGCGGGCACTGTGCGGCCTGCATGTTTGCTGGCCTCGTATGCCATGAATGCCAGATCTTCCATTCCGATACCGTCACCCATTTTGCTGGCTTTGGTTTTGAACTTGCGTTCCCATGCCACGATGGTGAACAGATCCGTGTGAACCTGGTATTGATCATCTGCTGTTGTGATTTGAATTGTAAGTTGCATGTCGGGTCTTTCTGGTTAGGTCAGGCCACAGCCCTGGTGTATGAGCCGCCTGACAGTGTGATGTCAATGGTTTGAAGTTCACCCAATGCGCCTGAAATCGGGGAAATCGACTCACAATAGGCACCTGTGATGGTGTATTGCGGATTGTCTGCCGCTGGGGTGGTGCTGCTCGTGGCGTAAATAACCACGTCAACATTCTGGCCCAACACATTCGCTTCCAGATTTTCTTCAACCTCACTGCTGCCGTACGCAAGCATCAGGGTGCAGGTCACTTCAACATTGGTCAGGCCAGCAGTGTAGGTGCGTGATGTATCAGCAAAGGAAGTGGCCTCTAGCGATTCCTTTGTGAGCGTCAGAACAGCGCTGGTGCACTGGTCTGAATAGTCAACGCTGTCAATGAGCAGCGCTGGGTTTGAAAGTACTGTGGTAGTTGCCACTTTTAATTTCTCCTTGTGGAAAGTCTGACTGTTAAGTCATAGGCGGGGATATTTTGCTCACCAATAACAGCGGTGGATGGCCTAAAGTCAACCACAGCCAGGGTGTCAAGTTGGTGAATGATGTCAAAGGTACTAAGCAGATAGTTGGCGGCGTCCTGGTTGCCTGGTGGGGCGGCCAGAATTCTGAGGCTGATTCGCACGTCAACAATGTTGTTGTTGAAGGCGTCACCAATGGGCAGTTCTACAAACACTGACATTGGGCGGGCGTTGCGGGGGTCTGTGACCACCACTAAACCAGCGTCAGTCAACGCTGTTGTTACGCTGTTGTAGGCAGCGGCCAGAATTCCTGTGGCAGCCATCAGCCCACCTGTGGGCGGCCTACGCCTAGCAGCTGCAGAATGCGGCCCAGTGAGCCGAACGGCACGCCGCCACCAAACTGGTCAAATGATGCAAATGAATCGGCGCTGCCCCGCTCACGGTACAACGTCGCCGCATACATAATGGTGCCCAGTTTCACTGCGCCGTCAGGTGCTGCGTCAACATCATCATGGTAGCCGGATTCAACACGCCGCCTGTAAGCAAAAACGTTGGCCGCTGACACACAGGTTGCGATGAACGCTGTGTCATTTGCTGTTGCAACGCTGATACCCAACCATTCCGTCACATCATCTGAAGTAATCCAGGTGGGTTCAGGTTCCCAACGTAGTTCGCCCGTGTCAACGCCATAGGCGAGATCTGAGCCAGCGTTAGGAAAGATGACCTGATGTTCACGGGGTACGTCATAGTCAAAAACCAGTTCACCTTCAGGGGTGACATCAATTAACTCGTAATCGACCAGTGACCACACAACCTGCTGGTTGCCGTCAAGTCCCCTGGTGCTGTCAACAATGTTTATGTAACTGCCCAGGGGAATGTTTGCCAAATGTTCAAGGGTTTGCACCACGCCATAGCCGCCCACGCGTGATGATTGCGTGATGGTGAAAGTGGTCATGGCGTGATGCGTTCCCTAGTTATCAGGCGATGGTGATTGACTTGACTTGTGAATCGTCACCAATAAAGGTGGCAACATACCCGTAATACGAGAAGGTGCGGCCCAGGGTTGAAGGAACCTCAACGCTGGTGATGCCACGGATCTGCTCGTAGAACTCAACGGCGGCGCCGCGTGCAACAATCATGGTTCCAGCAGCGAAATTCTTGTCAGCAACCAGTTTCAAACCGAACGGGTTGAACGTGTTTGCTGAGGTGACTTCGCCGGTGCCCATACCGTTCACACCCATCAAACCTGATGCGCCGGTGTATGGGAACACTGGCCGCTTGTCGGCGTCCAACTGCTGACCGAGTGAGTACCACACATCTGGTGACACAAACACATGGTCAGGCAAGAAGTTGGTTGCTGCGAGAATGTCACGGGCTGCGTCATACAGTGCTGAAATCAGGCTGCTGGGGTCATTTGCTGTGACAGTCCACGTTGACCCTGATGCTGATGCACCTGCAACGATGGCGTCAGCGGCCACGTCGTCAGACTTCTCAAGGTACTGTGAGGCCAAATCCTGCAAAATGATTTGAAGGGCTGCCGGTGAGGTGAATTCTACGTCCTGAACTGACAGCGTGACTTGTCCCGCCAGTGTGGTCTTGCTCACTACGTTGCTGGCGATCACTGGCGTCGTTGCTGACACTGCGTCAAGTTCTGACGCCTGCGCTGCAATGCTGGTGTGAGTCGTCCACGTTGGGCGAATAAAGGTCTTTGAGTTGCCGCCGTCAGGCATTGCACGAGCACCAACAGCGTTGACCACTGGCCGCACATAGTTCATATCTGCGAACACTGGCGCCACGATTGGGACAGGCAACAAACCTGGCGTGTCGGTGGTCACAACGTCACCTGCGGCCGCCTGGATTGCTGTTTGCTTTGCTTTTGCTGCCTCAATGAATGCTGCGTTGACCTTTGCAAACACTTCGCCGCCCTGGTGGTAGGCCGCAAGATATTCGCTGGCTGATGGCATTGCAAAATGCTTTTTGGGTTGTGCGTAGATTGGGGCTGTTGGCACCACTTCAGCGGCGGCCTCTACAACCTCAGGGGTTTGATCTTCCATAGTTTCATTTTCCTTTTCAGGTTGGGGTGTTTCGGTTTCGTCGGGGTTGTCTGCATCGGCTGATGCAGCGATTTCAGTAATGCGGGCGGCCTCAAATGCTGGTTCAGCAACAATTGACAATTCACGCCAGCGGGCAGATTTCACAACAGTGGTTTTTCCGTCTTGCTCAGTGTCAACTGCTTCAATGCCAATTGACACGCTGTCATAGGCACCCATTTTCAGCAGTTCAACCAAATCGTCACCTGCACGGGTGCGGGCAATTTCGGCTGTGAACAACATGCCTTCGTCAGTTTCTTCACGGGCTGTGACCATGCCCACAATTTGGCCCATGTCGTGTTCAGCCAGTAGGCGTGGCGCTGGGCCGTCAACTGGCAGCGCACCTGGCAGCACTTTCACAGTGGCACCTGAACTGACTGTGGCCGAAGTTCCGTATGGCACAGCAATGCCTGAGATAGTGCGGGGCTGGTCGCCTGCGGCGGCGTCAAGGCTGACGGCAGTGGCCGTGAATTTCATCATGTTTCAGAATCCTCAAAATCAGGTTCAACAGCAATGTCAACATTGTCAGCCATCGCTGTTTTCACAAATGCTTCAGTATCAAACTCAACGTGTTTGCCTTTGGCGATCACGTTGTCACCCGAAAGGGTTTCGGAAAGGCACGTCAGGAATGGTGACGCCCCGAAGGTGAGCAAGTCCTGGCGGGCCTGTTGTGCGTTCTGATATGTGAACGATGAAACAGCGACCCCCACCAACCACGGTGGGACTTGACACACGCGTGCCAGATCTAATGCGGCCAGGGTGCGGCCCTCAGTGATTTGCAACACGTTGGGGTTGCTTTTGAATTCAATGAATTCAACGTGCTGATTCAGCGCACCAATGGCAGAATTTTGGCGGGCCTGCGCCCACGCAGCTGCAAGTTCAGACAATTCGTGGCCTGCTAGGGCTTCGCCGCCCTCTTTCTGCTGCAAATAGCCTGCTGCAATTTCATTGGTTGCGAAACGGCGGGCTGATTCGTCAAGTCTGTGGGCAATGTCAATGGCCCTGGCGCCTGTCCACAAAATGCCGTCAAGTGGTGAAAGGAACTGAACCACATTTGCGGCGTCAACTTCTACGCCATCGAAATAGATTTCCTGTGCTGTGGTGAACCATTCGGGGCCTGCCTGGTCAGGTGTTGTGACCTGATCGGCTGGCAACCATTGGAATGATGCAGGAAACCCTGTGGCGTAACGGCTAGTCACATACCAGAACGCCCGCCCTCTTAACATCAGATCTTTTACGGTTGCCGAAATGATGAAATTGCGGGTGTTGCGGGGGTCTGGGCGGGTGAACCATGATTCACCTGGCACATAGATTTTTTCATAGCGTTCAGTTTCAGGATCCCATTGCAGCGTGTATGTGCGTAGGTCAAGGCTGGCAATGGTTGAAGTGATCAGGCCAACAGCCCTGCTGACAGTTGGCAAAGACAGTGCACGCTCAACCCCAGACCCGACAGCGTAGGAACTGAGCGTGCCGAGCCTGCCCGCACTACCAGCGGCAGCTTTGACATCAGAAACGCCAAACGCTGGCGCTGCTTTGGTACGGAACAGACCCACGCCGCAAGGCTAACACATTTTCACGGCCTGTGTGTGGATTTCAGCCCATGCCGATCATTGGCACCCTGATTTTTGCTGAAGGTTTTGCACACATACCTGCGGCGGCGATCATGCAGCGGCACTGTTCGATAGGGCCAGGTGATTTGCGTGACGTGATGGTCAACATGCCGCCCGCTGCTTTTCCTGACACAGCCCTGTTCACATGCTCATTGAGGCTCATCTGATTTTCATGCACCAAACGGCCTTCAAGAATCAAACCCCTCACAATGGCTGTGTATTTGGTCATTTCTTGCTGACCCCAAATGGTGGCACGTTTCGACAGGTCTAGCGGGCACAGGCCGTGCAACCCTGGTGTCAACGCCAGTTTCATTTGTTTATCTTCCAACAGAACGTGTGCCTGCTGCCACATTGCTTCAAGTGACTCAACCCTGAATTCACTGCGGGCCTGAAGTTTGCCGTCATTACGGGCAGCCACCCTGACACCCACAAACCCCATGCCATCATTGTCACTGTCAACAGCCAGCACCCCGCCACCAGGCATGTCATCCTCAGTGACCCATGATTCCCATGCGCCGTGAGGCAACCAGGAACCAACCGCTGAAGTCCACAAATTCAGGTCAGTTCTCAACCACGCTTCACGATTGGGGCTGTTGAAACCATCTTCAAGGTCTTGCATCGTCAAGAAACCCAAACCCAAACTGGGGTTTGCGTAGTGCCAAAACTTTCTGTCACTGAAATCAATGTTGGCGGGTGGTGACCATTCAGCAAAGTGCAGGCGGCCAGGTTTTCTTGCTTCGATTTGTTGAATGCCACGTTCACGCCACCTGATCAGCGCCGTTGAATCCTCAGTGCCTGCCGTGGAAGTGAACACAGCCAGCGGCGCACGGCGTGCCCGCTGCGTTGGCAACAGACCAGCGTCAAGCACCAATTCAGACACAGCGAACAGTTCGTCAACTACCAGTAGGTCAGCGCTCAACCCGTGACCTGAACGGGGTGACGCCGATTGGATACGCCACCAGCTGCCGTCATCGTGTTGGGCCATCATGCGGCCTGATGACACAAACGTTTTGAACCCGTAGCGTTCTTCAAGAATTGGGAACAGCATGAGGGGCAACAGTTCCGCTGTGGTGTATTGGTGCGCCACACTCAACACCTGTTGAGGGCCGCCACGTTTCACACGGCCAACAGTCAGCCACCAGCCAATGAGCGCCGACAGCATCACTGTTTTTCCTTGCTGTCTTGCTGTGCTTGTCAAAGAATACCTGTGCAACAAATCACCAGCGGCGTCATGTTCCAATGCGTCATGCAGCACCTGCTGTTGCCACGGGTACAGGTCAACTTGCAAATGATCTTTTGCCCAGGCAACAATTTCGGCGCCGTAACTGTGCGCCCCCCAACTGGCTGTGACCAGTCTGGGTTCGATCTTGCCTGGTTCAAAGTAGATCTGTTGAGATATCTCCTCATCTCTCCTCATCTCACCTATTTGCGAGAGATCTGTACCTAGAAG